GTCTCAGTCTCGTGGGAGATACCGGGCTGGGGTTCGGCGGGGGGTTCGGTAGTGGACATGGTTACTCCTTACTGGGTCTGCCAGCTAATGGTGTCGAGGAATAGCTGCCCTGTCGTGTTGAGGGCGGGAAACCGTAAGTAGATATTGCCATCTGTGTGTACGTCGACCCGGTACACCCGCGTTGGGATGACATCCTCGACGGCGAACTGGGTGGTGTTATGAGTGGGCGCTCCCACCGGACAGGTGGTGATGATCGATAGGTCAGGAGGGTTAGCGCCTGGGTAGTAGACCTCACCGCGTAACTGCACCCGGCCCCAGGCGTCAGACAGGTACTGGCATGTCGATCCAGCCACTACGGCCCAGGGCGATGTCAGTGCCGGCAGGGGCTGCCAGAGTGGAGATGTTGGTGTGGCTCCAGCCGGCCCAGTAGATCCCACTGGTCCCTGTGCTCCAGTTGGTCCGACAACACCTTGAGGACCGGCAGGCCCAGTCGGTCCTGTTAGGCCGGTAGGCCCCTGGGGGCCAGCAGCAATGTTCAGGGTCTGCCAGGCGGTGCCGTTCCACCAGTAGACGACGTAGCTGGTAGTACCGACCAGCCAGACCATGCCTGCCTGGGCGGGGGTGGGAGCCGCTGGCAGATGACTGGTGTCAGGCACCACCGCGGCGACGGTGAAGCCGCCTGGAGGACCGTGGAATCCTGTAGGACCGATGGGACCAGCCGGCCCGGTTGGTCCCTGCACCCCGCCGGCACCTTGAGGCCCTGGTTGTCCTGGGGGACCAGGCGCACCAGGGATGGTGATCTCGATCACTTCGGTAGTCGGCCCGGTGACCGTGATGTCACTCATAGCTGCCTCGCTGTCCGATGGTCAGGGCCAGGTTGGTCTTTGGGTCCAGTGGCCGGCTGATGTTGGGGTCGACGTTGAAGAAGCCGCGCATGATGCGGTCCTGTACTCCGCTGGCGGTGTAGGTGGCAAAGAGGTCGTACAGGTAAGACCGCCCGATGCCCCAGAACCCGACTGCCTGCACCGCTCCTGGAAAGTTGCCCTGGCTGAAGTAGGTCAGCGAGTCCGCAGCAGTGATATGAAGGGCGATAGTGGCCCCGTCACTCAGGATCGTGCAGCGACTGGAGGCGGCGTCGAGGCGCATCACCAGGACGAAGTTTTGGTTCCGAATCTCCATGACAGCGGCGCTCATTGGCACCAGGAGGTTGGTGGTGGCATCCTTGATCGCCACTGTCCTCTGCCAGTCGGCCCAGGAGTCGAGATAGAAGTCGTAGATTCCTAACGGCAAGGTTTTCTCCCCTGAGACATGAGTGGCGTGGTTATCGCTCGTTCTGGCTCCCAGCCCAGTCTGATCCGGCCCCTGAGAACGAGATAGGTCACGCTGCATCTGGCATCTTCTGCCCATGCTGCGAGATGCTTGGTTTCACCCCAGGCTGTGATCAGGATGGCCCCAGACTTGTTCCTTCTGTTTTCCTTCCAAGTGGCCCACCGGCAGTTGTCGGGAGAGTAGGGACCATCGTTGTCGATGCGTTCGATGGTGAGATCTTCCTCATACCCGTGAGACAACGCCCAGGTCATGAAGGTGCGAAAATCACGCCACTCGGGACAGACTGTGATTCCCCGGCCTCCGTAACGGTGGTAGTGGCTGTTCTTTGGATTGTCACAACGGGTCAGGATGCCAGTCCAGCATCGGTGGAGCTTGGTACGTGACCAACCGTGCGTGCTGTTCGTTGCCCTGACGCGCTCATCTCGGAAACACCCGCATGATTTCGATTTACCTGATCGGAGATTCCCCAGGTAGACGTACTTTTCGTTGCCACAACGGCAACGACACAACACCTTCTGGTTCGTGCGTCTGTCCTGGATGGCAGGGTCTATCACTGTCCACCACCCGAACTGCTGAGAGATGCCCATACTCGTATCATATATCTACCATGTCAGGGTCTGCACGAAGAAGTCCTGTTGCTGGGCGTCATTGACGACCTCTTCCGCCTTTATCTGCTCGCCCAGAGCACTGATTGTTAAATAACTGCCATGTACGAATCCCTGCTTCTCGTACTTTGTAACTCTGTAGACCGTGTTGTCATAAGAGAACCGGTCGCGGAAGTGTGCAGCGGTGTAGAGCGGGCTGGTACGGAACCGGTCCATGGCCGCGGTTACCTGGAAGCAGATGCTGGCCGTGGATAGCACATAGAAGCCTTGGTCAGTGTCCTGGGGATCATCCTGACGAAAGTCCACGAACATGACCGGCAGCACTACCGGGGGATACCAGGCGCGGCTCGGGCCTTCATCATAGACTTCGTTCTTGGATGAGGACATGGCGTCGTACTCGGCCCATAGCACGTTCTCGCCCCAGTACCGCTGGTAGTTCTGCATGACTTCGTTCATGCGTATGATCTGATCCTTCTGGAACCAGGCCGGCGTGTAGAGGGGCATCAGCTACTTATTCCCATAGCGTCTTCTGGCCTGAGTCCCGTCGCTTGACCTGGCCTCTGATCTTGGTGAGCCGGTCGTTGACTTGCTTCGCCTCTTCCTGTTGGTAGGGATGGAAGTTCTCCCCTACTCCCTTCCACCTAGGTGTGTCTTCTCGCCTGCCCTCCATCACCCGCCCAGTGGGGACGTGTTGCCAGACATCAGGCTTGAGTTCGGGCATGACCTTGTTGGCGAAGTGCTCACCGGCTTCGGTACGTAGCGGGGAGTGGATCGGTAGGGTCTCCTGGCCGAAGTCCCAGTGGTGGGCTGACTTCATCAGCGCACTGGCGAGGCCCCTGGCTGGGTTCCTGGAGGCGGCGCTCGGCTTGTCGCCGGCCTGGTAGTTCTGCACCATCGTGATCTCACCGGGATGGCTTATGTTCCGCTCCTCTCCAGGCCCCCTTCTCCAGTCCAGGCTGGCTGCCTCTTCGGGGTACTTGGGGTCCGACACGTCCAGGGCCGAGAGATGGTGCTCTCGCTTGGAGGAGGAGAAGTCCAGCATGAAGCCGCGGGCCAGGTGGGTGGCGAAGGGGTGAGCCATGCTCTCCATGCCGGGAATCGCCAACTGGTGAGGATGGACATGGTTGGCAAACTGAGTGCTGTTGAGGTTCTCGGGAGCTACCACCAACCCACCCAGCCTGTATTCAAAGTTGTGTACTGCCACCAATACCCGGTGCCGGTCTTGGGATCTACATCTCTTGTCGGGTCGACGTTCAGACTGGGCTGGAGGGCCACGTAGCGGTGGTTCTGGTAGTCGATGAGATCCTGGACCGCGTAGTTGCGAGTGGGATCCCAGGTGCCCTGATAGGTGTACATCTTCTGGGTCACATCGATCTCTGGCATCTCCCGCTGGGGCCAGGTGATGTCGTCGTACTCCTTCGACCGGTAGATGGGCACGAGCCTCTTGGTAGTGCGCGACACGCGGCGTAGCCGGCTCTGGGTGATGCGGTAGAGGCCCACTCCCAGGGCTGCTGACAACGCCTTGTACTGGGCGTCGAGGGCATCGATCATTCGCATGATCTGATTCCATGACTGGCTTATGGGAATGGTGACCCCGTCAGGGGTGTGGACATCATGTTGCTGTGCGAGTCCGGTGGCGATGTCCCAAAGCGCCATGATCGTGACCAGGATCGAGACCGGGTACTCCTCGACTTCGCTCAGCATGTGGGGTGCCGGCGTGCCGTAGGTGATGGGCTGTCCGGTAGTACCCAGAGGAGGTGGATAGATCGGCGGGTAGCCGGTATCGATCTGGCCCTCCCACTGCTGATCCATTCCGTAGGTGTGCTGGATGAAGGCCGTCCGCACGTAGAGATCCATCTCGGGTGGCAGCAAGTCGCGGTAGTAGGTGCCCTGAGCCACCATGAGGATGCCGACTGATGGGGCGTTGGCGAAGACCAGGACGCCGCCGTGCTCGTCCAGGATGAAGTCGGTACCCAGAACAGCCTGGGTAGTACCTCCCGCGGTGGTGTCGGTCAAGACCACCTGGAGATTGGGTGACGACACGTTCTCGACAGGAAGCTCAAACCGAAAGGCCACACCGGAGCAGGTCTGCCGGCAGATGAAAGGCCGGGGCAGATCCCGAAGTCGCAGTCTCGCCATCTGTGCGATCCGCTGTGTCGAGGAGGGGTCGACGGGCGGATACGGCAACCCCTGATCGGTATCGGGGTACTGCCCCGGCTGGCCTGCCGTGGTGTCAGTCGGGTTCGGAAGTCCGGAGACCGGCCCAGTCATCGACACACCTCAAGGCTAGGTCTGGGTGGTCAGGGGGGACGCGACACCCTGACCTAGCATTGACCTCATCCGGCCCGCTAACGCCGGTCAAGCAGTGCAGCCAGAAAATGCCCAGTTCTTGTGAGGAAAAATGCCTTCCTCGTCGTTCGACTGCGTCAAAAAATCAGACGTGGACAAACTGGGAAAAGTCATCGCCCAATATCAGAGGATGTCCAAGGCAGGCACGGTCAGGAAGGCGGCAAGAGGGGCCGGCGGGACACTTTGCAACAACATGGCGAGCATGATCAAGGGTGAACCCACCCTCAGGGATTACCACTCTCTGGCTGACTCTCTCCGCGTCTGGCAGGACGAGGGCAACGTCCACGTTGGCCTCCATCCGGACCACCCGATGATCCAGCAGGCCGAAGCGATGCATCAGAACTTCCCGGTCTCCGACGCGGCGATGGATCTGGCGAAGCAGAGCGGTGAGATCGAGGACGAGTTCATCGCGAGATTGCAGAACGAGTCGCGGGCCTGGTATCAGAAGTTCCTGGGCATGAAGGGTGCGCTCGGATGACCATGACTCCCCCGCCCAACGATGTAGTACCCAATCCTCCTTTCCTGGGCCTCTACACCGAAGAGGACATGGGCCTCAAGAATCTGCTCCAGGGGATCATGGTCAGTGACCTCAATGCCCCCAACGAGACCCGCCCGGTGCCGGTGTGGTTTCACAACCCAGAGCGTGAGGAAAGGCGCATCACATACCCGAACATTACGATCCGGTTCGACGGTGAACGGGTGGCCCACGAGCGCGAGCACCGCGGTTGGGTGCAGATCGCTTACTACTACCTTCAGTGGACCCCCTTCGATCCTCAGATGAAGGATCTTCCCTCCATCGAATACCCCCTGCCGATGGACTTCGATTACACGGTCACCGCCAGCGCCAGGATCAACCAGCACATCTCCCAGATCTCGGGCCACCTGGCGATGAGCAAGCTGCATCCGCGCTTCGCTCAGATGACCTGTCCCGCCGGCACGGTACGCCGGATCACCGTGCTCGGCACGACCCGTGCCAACAGCCTCGATCAGGACAAGCGGATCTTCCGGCAGATCTACCAGATCCGCGTCTGCACTGAGATCGAGGACATGGTCACCACTCTCACTACCAGGGTGCGCCAGGCCGTCCTGCGGATCATGGACATGGACTCCCCGCAGCACCAACTGTGGGGTCCAGCAAATATCAGCGCCATCGCTCCAGGCGGTTATCTCGACTCTGGAATACCCGGCCAGTACAAAGCATCGGAGGAATAGCCAATGCCAACCTTGACCAGGCCAGGGGTCTACGTCGACATGTCGGCGTTCCCCACCTACGTCAGTGCCTCGCCGGGTACGGCGGCGGCATGCTTCGTAGGACCGTGCCCTCGTGGCCCGCTGGTTCCCACTCGTGTCAACTCCTGGAGAGAGTTCACCTCCTGGTTCGGAGGGTTTGAGACCGCCTTCCCGCCTAGCAATCTGCACTTGGCGGTGTACAGCTTCTTCTCTGCCGGCGGCACCAGCGCCGTGATCATCCGCGCCTATCGTCTGGACGCCTCAGGTCCGACCATCGCCCAGTCGTCGTTCAACGACCAGGCCACCACCGCGGTACCGACGCTTCAGATCAACGCCTCCAATCCTGGGGCCTGGGGCAACAACCTGTGGATCGACATCCTGCCTGGCAATGTCAAGACCTCCCTGGGGGAGGTGGAGACCTTCACCATCGTGGTGAAGTACCAGGGCAACGGTCCTACGAATGTCGTAGAGACCTGGCCGGATCTGTCCATGACCCAGGGGTCCACCAACCTGGGCCAGGCGAACTATGCGATCCCTATCGTCAACAACCCCTGGACCGGGTCGAAGTACATCAACCTGACCGACCTGAGCGCCGCCCTTCCCACGAGTCGCAGTGTCACTGACGGTGTGACCACGACGGCGTCGACCGCGATCACGTCGGCCACGGCCAACTTCACCGAGTCCGATGAGGGCGGCACGATCACCGGTCCAGGCATTCCACCTGGCACGGTGATCACCGAGATGACCAGCGCCACGGCTGCGACTATCTCCAACCCGGCGACGGCCACCGCCACGGCTGTGCATTTCACCATCACGCCACCACCCTGGATCGACAACCCGGCCCCTACCGCGGCCAGTGTCAACCTGACCGGTGGTGGCGACGGCTCACCTATCACCTTCCAGGATCAGTTCACGGCTCTCCAGAAGCTGGACATGTATCCGGATCAGCCATTCGTGATCAACCTGCCGGGGTACACCACGGGAGCAGACATCTCCAGCGTGATCGGCTACGCCGTGCAGCGCGGCAATGCCTTTGTGGTTGTCGACTCCATCCCTGGTGCCACTCCAGCGGCCATGGTGACCTACGCCAATCAGATGTCGGCTAGCCCCCAGGCTGCTATCTACTACCCCCAGGTGCAGATCTCCGATCCGTACTCCTCGACTCCAGGGGTGACCAGGATGGTGCCTCCAGGAGGCTTCGTCGTCGGGAAGTACATCGACACCGACGCCAGGAGAGGGGTGCAGAAAGCGCCCGCCGGCCTGGGAGCCACACTGCTCGGAGCCTTTGGCTTGGAATACACATGCACCAACGCGGACCAGGGCAACTTGACTCAGGCCAATGTCAACTGCCTGATCTCGGTGCCTGGCTCAGGCGTGGTGATCTGGGGTGCTCGCACCCTGTCGCCTTACCTTGTCACCCGGTACGTGTCGGTGGAAAGGACGCTGATTTACCTGTCCACCGAGATGACGGCCATGGTCAAGTTCGCTGTCTTTGAGCCGAACGACTGGGTGCTTTGGAACTCGATCACTTCGATCCTCAGTCAGTTCTTGACATCGTTCTGGCAGAGCGGTGGCCTCCAGGGCACGAGCGCCGCGGAGGCGTTCTACGTCAACTGTGACGCCACCATCAACACGCCCCAGAGCATTCAGCAGGGCATCGTCAACATCGAGGTCGGTGTGGCACTCCAGTACCCAGCCGAGTTCGTCGTCATCGCCATCGGCCAATGGGCTGGCGGTCAGAGCGTCAGCGTCACGACCGGTTAGGAGGAACCATGACCACACGTCCCTTGAACAGTGATCCGCTCAGGAACTTCCGGTTCCTGGTCACTATCACCTCGCCTAACTCCACCGCGGTTCCTACGACCATCAGTCGGATGGGGTTCATGGCAGTCTCTGGCTTGAGTGTCAACAACGAAGTTATCCCCTATAGAGAGGGTGGTAACAACACGACTACTCGTAAGATGCCAGGGCAATCAGACTTCGGTCCATTGACTCTTACGAGAGGCTTTCTGGCCGTGCCAGTTAATGGTGGAAACGGCGGTACTACCGAGATCTACAACTGGTTCCAGATGATCTTCGCCGT